GTCCGTCGGCGTCGAGGACGACCCACGCTTCGTCGACGTAGCGCTTCCAGAACGCTTCGGTCATCGCCGTCTCGGCGCCCCAGGTGACGAGGCCGAACTTCCCTGCCCCGTAGGCGCCGACGATGACGCAGTGCCCGCCCTCGACCCGGGCGCCCTTGACGACGTCCCAGGGCTCGCCCGCGTTGAACTGGTCCATAGCGCTGTCGGGGAAGTTCAGGCCCACGTACACGCTGCCGAAGAGGCTGATCGCCTGCTTGACCTCGGTCAGGTTGGACACGTCGAGCGAGGCATAGGCGACGATCTTGTGGCCTTCGAGTCCGGTCTTCCGCCAGTAGGCGAGGACGTCCTGGCAGTACGCGCCGGTGTCCGAGTCCGGGTTCGACGGGGTGTAGCCGGTGATCGCCGAGTACATGCCGATCACGGACGTCTCCGCAGGCATCTGCTCGGTGCCAGACCCGTAGAAGGTGAGCTGGTTGACCATGTGGCCGACGCCGGCGCACGTGCAGTCGCCGATCGCCGCGTTGCCGTACATCGGCCACTGGATGGCATCGGCCTGCCAGTCGCGCGACGCGGGCGGTGTGTTCAGCCGCTCGCGCAGAACGGCGGAGAGGCTCAGATGCGGCCGGGCGGGCTGCGCCGGCAGCTTGCCGAGACGGAAGGTCATGAAGGGGACTCCTACGAGAGCAGCTTGACGCGCATGTACGAACCGGCACCGAGCTTGGAGCCGGTGGCGTTGGAGGTGGCCTGCGCCCACTGCAGGGCGAGGGTGCCGCCGGTCGTGGTGGTGACGACGGCCTCCTCGATGCCCGCGCACAGGCTGGAGGCGCTGTCGCGGGTGCCGTAGGTGCAGGCGGTGGTGAAGCCGTGGACGCCGAATCGGCCGGTGCCGCCGGACGAGGTGCTGGAGAGGATGACGCCCTGGTCCGGGCCGATCGCGGACCGGTTGCCACTGGCGCCGGAGGGCACCAGCCACTGGGTCTTGAAGCGGGCCACGTCGAGGGCCGCGAAGTGGAGGTAAAACTCCACGCGGTACACCGAGTTGGCGGCGAGGGTGCACTGCAGGTCGGGGTCGCTGGCGAACGTCGTCGAGCTGGTGATCGTGGTGTCGGCGGCCTTGTACGTCTCGACGGGCAGCTGTCCGTACAGGTAGGTGAGCGGGTCGTAGACCTGCGCTTTCCACCAGGCGTCGGAGGCGGGGAAGCCCGGGGTGGCCTGGGTGAGGGTGGGTCGAGTGGTCACGGAGGCCTCCGGTCAGAATCCGAACAAGGGGCTGGTCCCGCCGAACATCGCGGGGGTGTCGAAACAGGTGGGGTAGGTGCCGCCGGGCGGCAGGGTCACCGACCCGGGCAGCGGCGAACAGATCACGTCACCCGCGGTGTGGCTCTTGGTGGTGGGTGCGGTGAGGGTGAGCTGCACGGTGCTGTATCCGGCGACGACCGTCTGCACGGACTGCACGGTGACCGTCTCGACGTTGGCGGTGCCGTAGCCGAGGGTCATGGTGAATCCGGCGGGGATGACCGCCTGCGCGGCAATCGCGTTGTTCCCGGAGATCGGGCCGACGGTGATGGTGCTGACGCCGGCGGACGGCGACGTCGTCAGCGCGGCCCACGCGGCGGAGATGATCCAGTACCGGTACTGGGAGGCCGGGGAGATCTGCAGTCGCAGCTGCAGGACGGCGCCGGTGTCGTCGCCCGACCACTCCACCTGCTCGATGAACCCGTCCAACTGCTTGGCCGGGGCGAGGGTGGGCCGTTTCACGACCCGGACCAGGTCGGCGAATCGCAGGGTCGACGTGGCGCGTTGAGCGGTCGGGTTGTGGGCCAGGTCGACGGTGAGGCCCTGCAGGCGGGTGTGCGGGTCCTTGTAGAGGCTGAGCAGGTAGTCGGCCATGTCCTTGCCGGTCTGCGCGGCCACCGGGTTGATGGTGCGGGTCAGGGTCTGCGGGAAGTAGGCGCTCTGCGAGGCGCTGTCGGAGGACTCCTGCAGCCGGGTCTGGTCGGTGGCGTCGGCCGCGCCCTCGACCGTGACCTGGATGTCGTTGTAGAGGTGGGCCGGGTCCTGCTCGAACTTGATGTCGTCCTTGACGGGGATCTCTCCGCCCGCCGCGTTCTCCCCGAAGGTGGCGATGGGCGTGTTCTGGATCCACCGCCATAGGTGCCCGTACAGCCGGGGTGCTCCGAAGGCGCTGATCGCGAACTGGCCGTTCTCGGTGTCCGCCGCGCTCTGGATGGCGTCCAGGGCGGTGCGGCCGTTCAGGGAGATTGCACCGGTGGTGCCCTGGGTGCCGGTCGACCCGAAGAAGACGCCGCTGCCCGGGTGGAAATTCGCCAGTTGGAGCAGGCGGGTGATGCGGTCGGGGATGCTGTCACCGGACCAGCCGCGGGCGAAACCGCGGGACAGGTCGCTGGCCGCCGTGGCGCCGATGTCGGTGTTCCACTGCGCGAAGTAGCCGATGTCGCCGTTGAACGGCGCGGTGTTCTCGCCGGCGCTGGTGACGGTCGCGCCGATGACCTCCATCGTGTACGTCGACGAGGCCATGCTGGCGCCGGCGATGCTCGTCCCCAGGTGGCCGTCGATGGTGAAATTCGCGATCTTGCCGTCGGAGGACAGGGACAGGACAGCGCAGTGCCAGTTCCCGTCCGCGACGGGGACATCCGAGATGAGGATGTAGGTGCTCGACGTGTTGGCCGCGTTCTGCAGCTTGAACGTGATTCCTCCGGAGCCGAACAGCTCGACGTTGGCGACCGACTGGTTGCCGCTGCCCGCGACGTACCCGGATCCGGTGGCGCCCCACAGGGTGGCGATGGAGAACCGGCCCCCGGTCCCGGGCACGTTGGTGGTGCGGAAGCAGATGAGGCGCGTCCAGCCGCCGTTGGGGAGCATGAGGTGGTCGGTGCCGTCCCAGGGCTGCAGGTAGGTCGCCCCGGCCGCGGTGCCCAGCGATGCCGCCTGGTTGTTGGCCAGGGTCGTCACCGGGCCCGGAACACCCCACAGGGTGCCCAGGTCGGTCGTCGAGGTGATGGCCGTGCCCGTGACGATGTTCGCGCCGACGATGTCCAGGCCCCCGCTGCCGACCTGGCTGCCGGCGTAGGGCAGGAACGCTCTGCCGCCCGGGACGTCCGGGCTGGTGCCGGGGGCGGCGAGATCGTAGGCGCACAGCAGGCTGGCCGCCTGGGTCTGGGACAGCCAGCCCGGCATGACGTCGGAGTAGGTGAGCTGGGACAGGGGGGCGATGGCGTCGACGGCCGTGACCTCGACCAGGCCGTATTTGCCGTTCTTGTCGTAGGACTGCGGCCACCGCTCGACGAACCCCTGGAACAACTGGCACCACACACCGGCGTTCACCCAGCCGGTGGCCGCGGCTGCCTGCTCCAACTGCCAGGCGGTCACCCGCACGGTGGTCGCCGAGGTGGTCGCGGCCTGGGTGACGACGCTGATGACGGCGAATGCGGCGTTCGAGGGCGCGGTGCCGGAGGCGGTGAGCCGGACCGAGGACGTGGTGATGCCCACGGTCGAGGACACGCTGGTGCCGACCACCGTTCCGGTCAGGGAGAAGAACTGCAGCCGCAGCCGCATGGACAGGGACGTCATGCCGCCCGCGGCGAGCTGCAGGTCGACGCCGGCCGAGTACGCGGAGCCGGGCGTGACCGTGGTGCCCTCGCAGTCGAGCACGGTCCAGTCCTGCGTCGCACCCGTCAGCCCGAAGGCGGCGTTGCTCGCGGTGGCGTTGGGCAGCGCCCACGTCTGGGCGGTGGTCAGCCCGGACACGGAGGCGGGCAGGCCGGTCGCAAGGCCGAGGGTGCCGGTCGAGGCGGCCATCGACGTCAGCTCGATCGCGCTGGCGACCCAGGGGTAGAGCAGGTTGCGTGTCGGGCTGAGCTGCCCGGTGATCCGGACTCTCCGGTAGGGCAGCACGTAGGGGTAGAAGAACGAGGTCGCGTTGTCGGGGTCGAACGCGCCGTCCAGGTTGTCCAGGTTGAAATTCAGGGATCCGTTGGCGACGGTGTCCTGCTCGTACTGCCGCCCGGCGAGCTGCGCCTTCCAGGTGCCGCGCAGCCGCTTGGACACGGTGTACCAGTGGTTGGGGGCCGTCGAGTTGCCGCCGGCGTTCCATGCGATCTGGAACAGCATGCGAGGCCAGGTGCCGATCAGGGGGCCGTCGTCGAGAGGAAATCCGGGTGGGACGGTCACGGCGAGGGCCCCCTTGGTCAGCGGTTGGTCTTGGCCGACAGGCCGTTGTTGGTGTTGCGGCGCTCGTGCTGCAGGGCACGGCGCTGCATCTTCTTGAAGAGCACGTCGCCGTCGAGGGTGACGATCGTGGTGTGCTCCAGAACGCCTCCCGCGGCCCCGGCGCCCGCGAACGCCGGCAGGCGCGCACCCGCGAGTTTCGGGACGGCCGGCACTCCGGCGGCGGATACCGCTCCGGCCATCGCGACGGCGGCGGCCTCGGCCGTCCGGCTTCCGGCGTTGATGCCGTTCGCCAGGCCCCGGGTGATGAAGTCGCCGATCTCGTGGAACACCTGCGACGGGGAGTGGATCTTAAGTTCGTGCTTGATGGCGGCCGCCATCGCCTTCGCGATCCCCTTCATCGCCTTCGCGATGTTCTTCGCCTGCGACTTGAGGCCCTTGACCAGGCCCTTCGCGCTGTCGATGCCCGCCTTGTACATGGCGTCCGCGGTCGCCGAGCCCACCTTGCCTGCGGCGGTCGTCGCCTGACCCTGCAGCTTGTTGATCTCGGCGATCTGGCCCTTGTTGCCGCTCGCGAGCGCGGCCGCGGTGTCGCCGCCCTGGTCGACGCCGGAATCGGCGATCTGCTGCACCAGGTCGGCCCGCAGGCCCTTCTTGCGCAGCGCGATCAGATCGGCCGCGAATTTCTTGGCCTTGGCAACCTGCGCCCGCATGTTCGCGACGACGTCCTGGCTGGTGAGCGCCACCGATCCCTCGGGCAGCGCCGTGACGACGCTGACGTTCTGCAGCACGGACGAGGCGACGTCGTCGCGGGTCTTCTTCCAGTCTTTCTGCAGGTCAGCGAGCTTCTTGTTCGCCGCCTTCAGCTTGACCGTGATCTGATCGCGCTGCTCGGCCAGCCTGACCAGATGCTGCCCGTCCTTGCGGACGAGTGCCTGCAAATGCTTGTGCCCGGCGCTCCCGAACTCCCGGTAGAGCATGGCGGCGACGCGGTTCGCAGCCGACTTCACGCGGGCGGTGGAGCCGGTCAGGCCCTGCACGAGGCCGGCGCCGATGTACGCGCCGATCTCGGCGAACTTCCGCGAGGGCGACTTGATGCCCAGGAAACTCTTGGCCGAGTCCAGGGCGCCCTTGGCGAGGTTCTTGAGCGCGCCGAACAGAGCGGACCCGGCGTGCTCGACGCCGTGGACGACGCCCATGACGATGTTCTTGCCGACCGTCAGGAACTTGCCGCCCCAGCTCTTCGCGGCGTTCCAGGCTGCGGTGAGCTTGCTGGAGATGGCGTCCTTGACCATGCCCATCGTCGAGGTGATGGCATGCCAGGCGGACTTCACCGGGCCGGTCATCGCGGACTTGATCTGCCCCCACCAGGACGCGGCCGTGCCTGCGATGGCGCCCCAGGCGGAGCTCAGCCAGCCGGAGATCGTGCCCCAGATCGACTGCAGCCAGCCCCAGACCGCAAGGATCGGCGTCATGACCGCGGTGGCGATCACGTTCCAGACGACGACGGCCGCCGACTTGATCACGTTCCAGGCGCCCTTGAGGAACCCGGTGACGGCGTTCCACGCGGTCTTAGTGGCGCTGATGATCTGCTTGTGCCAGTGGTTCCAGATCGCCAACAGGATCGCGATGGGCAGCGCGAAGACCACCAGCAGCAGCGGCCACCAGCGCTTGAAGAACGCCGTAATGGAGTTCCATACGGACATCGTGGTGCGCTGCAGCCACTGCCAAGCATGCACGATCGGGTCCGTGACGGTGTGCCAGGCCGAGGAGAAGAACGAGCCCACCGAACGCCAGACGGACTTCACCCAGTTCACGGTCGAGTTCCAGGCGGACACGGTGCCGTCACGCACGGAATCCCAGGCACCGGTGACCGCCTTGGCGACGTCCCCCGCGACCTGCTTGATGAACCCCCAGACGGCCTTCCAGTGCATCGCGAGCAGGACGATCGCGGCGATCAGCGCCATCACGCCGAGGACGATCCAGGTGACCGGGTTGACCGCGGCAGCCGCCGCCATCTCGTAGAGCGCGGCGGTCAGCGCGGCGATGGCGACGACCAGGACGACGCCGATGGTGATGGCGAGCGCCTTGGCGACCTGCTGGTGCTTGGTCAACCAGGTGACGCCCTTGGCGACCACCCCCATGATCTTCTGGAACGCGGGCAGCAGAAACTGACCGATCTGGATGCCCAGAGCCTGGGCGGAGGCCTTGGCCTCGGCCATCTTCTGGTTGAAGTTCTTCTGAACGTCGCTCCAGCCCTCGACGGACTTCCCGCCCTTGCGGACGTGCTCGTCGATGCCCTTCGTGTTCTTGATGAAGTCCTTCATGTGTGGGCCGGTCAGCTGGAGCGCGGCCTGCATGGACTTGGTGCCGCCGACCATGGTGGCGAGGGCGCCGACGTAGGTCTGCTGCTGCGGTGGCAGGTTCGCGAGCGCCCTCTGGAACTCGGTCGTGTTCTTGGACGCGCCCTGCAGGTGCCGAATCAGCACGGTGCCCGCGGGGCCCATCTTTTTCTGGATGGCGTCGGTGAGCATGGTCAGCGTCGAGGCGAGGCCATGCTTGCCGAGGTTCTGGCCGACCTTGACCGCGTCCAGGCCGAGGTTCTTCATCTCGGTCGCGGCCTTGTTGCTGGGATTGCTCAGCTGGCCGATGGTCTGCCGCAGGTAGGTTGCCGCCACCGCGGCCGGAGTGCCCTGAGCGGTCATGGTCGCCATCGCGCCGAGGACCTCGTGCAGGCCGACGTGCGCGGCCGCGGCGACGGGCAGGATCGTCGACATGCTGCCCGCGAGGGCTTCGAGGTTGGTTTTGCCCTCGGCCTCGGTCGCGATCAAGCTGTTCATGACGTCGGTGACGGAGCCCGCGCCCATCTTGTAGGCGTTCATCGCGGTCGTGGCCGCGTCCGTGGTCGTATTCAAATCCGCGGCGCCGACTTTGGCGCCCATGGCGGCGACCTTGAGGACCTTGAGGGCGTTCGCGCCGTGGTACCCGGCGGACTCCGTCATGTAGAGGCCCTTGGTGAGCTCCTCCGTACCCTGGCCGACCTGCCCGGCCATGGCGAGCACGCCCTGACCGACCATTCCCATGTTCTTGGCGGACTCGCCCGCGCCGGTGCGCACGCGGGTCATCTGCTGCTGGAAGTCGCCGGCCATTTTCGCGGTCTTGATGGCGACACCAGCGGCCGCGATGCCGATCCCGATGACGGCGGCCTTGGCGTACATCCCTGTCCGTTTGAACGCGCCCGCTCCGGCGGCGTCGGCGCCCGCCATCTCGGCCTTGACGTCGCCGATCGCCGTTTTGACGCCCTTGGAGTGGCCGAGGAACTCGATGAAGACCGGAGGCAGAGCACCCATGAGGGAGTCACCTCCTTCGGTTCCGTGTGGAGTTGTCAGCGCATCGCGCGGCCCCAGTGGACCTGCCAGACGGCGGCCATCTTCGGTTCGGCCTTGCGCAGGCCAGGACGCACGTAGGGGTACTGGGCTTCCTGGCGCTTCTTGTAGAGGTTGCGGACGCCGCCGCCGACCCCGACGCCGCCGGCGAACCCACCGCCGGGCAGCGGCTTGGGCCTGCGGACGCCGCCGACGCCGCGGGCAAGCTTGCCGGTCAGGCGGCCGGGCCCGCCGCCCTTGGCGACAACGTGTGGGGAGAGGTTGAGCTTGACGGTGGGCCCGGTGCGGGCAGACTTCCCGCGGTGGTCCCACCGGGGACGCCCTCTCATCCTGGAGCGGATGCTCTTCTTGGCGAGCCCCTGGGTGGCCTTGAGCGCCCGGATGGTGGCCACGTCGATCTGACGGTCCATACGGACCAGCGCGGTACGGACCTCCTTCGTACCGCGCACCACGACAGTGATCCCTTCAGGCACGGTTCGCCTCCTCCTGCGCGTTGGCCTTGGCCTGCTCGACCGCGCCGTCGACCGCGAGGATCCAGTCCAGGCGCTCGGCGGGCAGGTCCATCCACGTGTCCGGCGGTCCGACCACCCGGCACAGCTGCCAGTCCCGGTACGCGTCCAGGGGCAGCAGGTGCGCCGGGTAGTCGTGTTTCCCCTCTAGCGCTACGCGGAGGCGGTAGAGGGCTCGGTAGGGCTGTCCGCCTCCGTCGACGGCGAGAAGTCCGGGCCGGACTGCAGCGCGCCCTCGGCGCAGAGTTCCTTGAGCTCGTCGTAGACGCGGCCGGGCAGGTCCTGCAGTGCGTCGAGGGTGACCTCGTCGCCATACGACCAGCCGGCCACCCTGCTGATGATGAGCCGGTCGTTGAGCTCGTCCATCATCTGCAGGGCGTCGTCGCCCATGGCCGTGGCCATCTGCACGGCGCGGGCCTCGTCGATGTCCTGCAGGCCCTGGACGCCGCTCTTCTGGGCGTCCTTGACGACGTCGGCGAACGCCGGGTTCTGCGCCAACTTCATCTGGATGGTGCGGACGGGCCGGCGCAGCCGCTCCGGGGTGTCGTCCATCGCGCGCAGGTCGGCCCACGCTCCGTCGGCCAGCTGGTGGCGGGTGATGCTCATGAGGGTGAGTTCCTTCGCTTACTTGTAGGTGCTCGCGGCGATGGCGTTCTGCAGCGTCGCCTTGATGGGGCTGTAGCCGGCCGAGGCGCCGACGTCGGAGGTGTTGCTGATCGCCTTGAAGCTGACCGGGAGCTCGATGTACTCCTTGCCGTAGGACGGGGTGCCCTCGGTGTAGGCGACCTGCGAGCAGTGCAGCGTCAGGCCGTTGGTGGTGGCCGCGGCGCCCTGGGTGTAGATGCAGTCGAATGACTGCACGGTCCCGGCCTGGAACGCGGTGCGCTGGGTGGTGTTCTCCATGACCAGCGACAGCTTGCCTTCGACGGACACGTCGCCGGTCCAGATCCGGTACGGGTTCTGGGTGCCGGCCGAGCCGCGGATCGCGGTCACGTTCCGCTTGATCGTCAGCTCGCCGTCCTGCACGAACATCGCGGCCCCGGCGATCTGGTTGGTGATGTTCCAGTTCGCGACCGGAGCCACCGACGTGAACGAAGGGGTCGGGGACGTGGTCGTCGCGAAGGGCCACGTCAGGGCCTTCGCGGACCACTCGAACAGGCCGTCCGCGTTCCACTTGAACCCGAGCTCGGAGAACTGGGCGCCGGCGTACTGCCACGTGTTGAGCGGGTCGAAAATCGTCCACGTCTGCGAGGTCGGCTGGGTGTCGCCCGTGCACAGCGTCGAGAAGACGTGCGAGAACGGGGCGGAGGCGCCGGTGGTGACCACATCGGGCAGGACGCTCGCGAGCAGCCAGCCGATGGTGTCGGCGAACACGTCGCCGCCGAGGTCGAGCTCGGCACCCTTCTGCCCCGGGTAGAGGCCGTAGACGTCCACCGGGGCACCGCGCATCCCGGTGTCCTCGATCAGGTTGACGTCGTCCTTCGGCGTGAGCGTCTTGAACGGCACCCACTTGGTGGGCGCGACGGCCGTGCCGGGCACGGTCTCCTTGCCGACGCCGAGCACTGCGAGATGGGACGGCTTAGGCATCGCTGCCCTCCTTGGTCTGCGTGGCCTCGGCCGCCGCGGCGGGCGCCTCCGGCTCCGGTGTCGGCTCGGGGTCCGGGGGCGTCCAGTCGCCGTCACCGGGGTTGCGGTCCAGCTGGTGGCGGCTGCCGGGCTCGGGGGTGATGCCGAGCGTCGGGTAGTAGCGGCCCTCTTCGCCGGTGTAGGTGTAGCGGCGAGGCATGATGGCGCCCCCTTTCACAGGGTCTTGAGGCAGTCGATGCCGATCTCGATGACGGTCTGCCGGCCGGAGGCGCCATGACTGTCCTCGGCCCAGCCGGAGGTGTGCTGCGCCATACCCGGCTTGGCGCGGTCGACGGCGCCGCCCAGGGACGGGTCGGAGCGGACGACGGCGACGACAAGGTCGGCGAGCTGACGGGCTCGGGCGAATGCCTGCGCCGGCTCGTCGCCGCCGCGGTAGACGTCCACGAGGACGGTGATCGTGTAGTCCTCGCGCAGCCAGTACGCGCCACCCGAGCCCACGACGTTCTCCGGGTTGTACTGCTGGTGCACGTCGCCGACGCAGATGATCTGGTCCGGCTGGTACGGGCCCGGCTCGTCGAGGCACACGAGGACAGCGGTTTCGGCCGCGAGCTGGGCCTGGATGCCGTCGAAGATCCAGGTCCGGGCGGCGGGGATGGACGATGCGGGGATGTCTCCGATGGGCGTGGTCATGCGATCCCCGGAGGTCTCTTGAAGGGCTGCCACAGCTCTAGTACGCGCGCAGGCAGGGCGAACCCGGTCGGTACACCGCTGCTGTCGCCGTCCAGGGCCGCGCCGCCGAACCGGGGCCGGCCGCCCTGCTGGGTCAGCTGGAACAGATGCCGGATGAGCTCCAGGACGCCGAGCCGGACCGTCCACGGAGTCCCGCCGTCCCGGGCGGCGGTGTAGACGACCTTGACGTTCTTGATGCCGGACGGGAAGCAGACGGCGCCGCCGGTGGCCCGGCGGGTGATCTGCCCCCGATCGAGGTCGATGGTGTACCCGTAGGCGTCCGTCGAGGTGCCGAGCGGCTGCTCGGTGAGGACCCAGGTGGACGCGGACACGTACTCGGTGACGGACTGGACGGATGCGAGCGGCAGCCAGTCCAAGGTGATGGTCGGGTTGCCGCCGTTGTGCCACTCGGTGTGCTGCTCGGGCAGGAGCGGGCCGACGACGTCCCGGGCCAGCTCACCAGCGGCCAGGATGAAGCCCTGCAGCTCGGCATCCTGACTGGTGTTGCTGGCCGGGATGTTCAGGTGGGCTTTGACCGAGGCGAGGTCGACGACCTGCTCGACACCGAGCGGCCGCACCTGGAACTGGCCTTCGCTCGCGTAGCCGACGCCGGTACCGGTCGCGGTCCAGCGGAAGAGCCAAGTTCCGGCGACGGCGACCGCGGGTACGGCGGCCGCGTACTGGCCACCGCCTGCTGAGGTCGTCGCCGGGGTCGTGATGGTCCCGGCGGGGTCGGTGACCGTCAGGACGACGGTCACCGTTCCGGTGGCGGGGGCGCCGGTGTCGTCGAGGACGGTCTCCGTCAGGCCGACGTCCTGACCGGTGAAGTACAGCAGCGGCACGGCGGCCCCTCCCGTCTCAGGTGGTCGCTGGGGGCTTCGCCGCGGTGGCGGTGCGCTTCCCGGCACGCTTCGGCGACTCGGCGGCAGGTTCGTCGCCCTTCAGAGCCGTGCGAATCTCCCGCGCGGCGACTGCGGCCTGCGCGGCGGGGACGTCCTGGCCGGCCGCGGCGAGCTTCTCCGCCCGGTCCTCCAGCTTCTCGGCCTCGGCGTCCAATTCGCCGCGGACGCGGTCGATCTGGGCCTGGACCTCGCTCTCGCGCGGCCCGTTCATGCAGCTGGCCAGCTCGTTACGGAGCCCGGCCAGTTCAGCGACGCGATCATGCATCGCGACTCTCCTCACTGGGGATGGGGCCCCGGGCCGCCGCACCCTCAACGACGGCCCGGGGAGCTGGCGGGATCAGTAACCGGCCGCCGGGATCAGGCCGGTACCGGAGACGACCGAGATGGACTCCGGGCGCCGGTTACCCATGAAGGCGAAGTAGTTCCACACCTGGAAGCGCACCTGCAGCGTCCCGGAGAGGACCTCCTGGAGCACGCGGGTGCGCATGCTGCCCTCGAACAGGTACAGGTCGGAGGTGCGGGCGGTGATGATGCGGGTTTCGTTGGTGCCCGCGCCGAGGTTGGAGGGGATGTTGCCGTCGGTCAGAACCGGCAGCGCCATCACGCGGCCGGCAGGACCCTCGGACACGGCGCCGGTCTGAAGCCCCAGAACGTTGAAGCCGGTACCGCTCTCGATCTGCACCAGCGGACGGTTGGACGTGTCGAGCTGGGAGGCGATCCAGTACCACATCGACGGCGTCATGAACGTCGCCAGAGCGGGCATCTTGCGGTTCTTCTCGACCTGGGATGCGGCCTGCGCGAACGACGGCCACAGTTCCGGCAGCGTCGGGGTGGCGTCCGTGTAGGTCACCGAGTTGAGGCTGCCGACGTTCAGGATGCCGGTGGCCTGCCCGGAGGAGCCGGAGCCGTTGATGACCTGGAGGTCCAGCTTCATGTTGTAGTCGGCGATCAGGTCCGAGAAGATCACTTCGTCGAAGGCGATCGGGGACTGGTCGAGCAGTTGGAGTGCCACGTCCTGCTGACCGGCGATGGTGCGGACCGGCGCACTCACCGACGTGTCGGTCAGGTCCTGCGAGGTGACCGCTGCGGCGTCCGCGGTCTGCACGCCGACGGCAGTACCGGTGGACACCTTCGGCAGGTTGATGGAGTCGGTCCCGGACGGCAGCGTCAGGTTGCGCACCGAGTTGGCGATGGTCCGGCCGAACCGCGGCAGGTCGATGTACTCGTCGACCATCCACAGCGGCGGCACGAAGTAACCGCCCTGACCGTCGGTCCGGTTGGGGTTGGTGCGGCGCTCGAAGGCGGACTCGGCGACCCGGTCCGAGACGCCCTCCAGGCTCCGGATGCCCTTCTCGGCGGCAGCGTCACGCGCGGCCATCCGGCGGGGCAGATCGACCTCGATCTCCTGACCGTGCCGGCGCAGGCGCTCGCGGGCGGCGGCCGGACCGCCGTCCCCGTCACCGCGGTTGAGCTCCGCGCGCGCCAGGTCCAGGAAGTAGGAGTGCCGGGCCTCCCGGGCGTAGGTCTTCGGCTCGGAGACGACCTCGAGGCGGGCCACGCCGTGGCGGCGCGCGATGTCGGCGGCAGCGTCGTCGCGCTTCTGCTGCTCGTCGAGCTCGACCAGGCGCACGTCGATGTCGCGGATCTCCCGCTCGGTGTCGTCGAACGTCTTCTGCTCGTCCTCGGAGAGCTTGTCGCGCTTCTCCGTCTTGGCCGTCTCCAGCAGGGCGTCGAGCTGTGTCTTGCGCTCGGCACGCCGCTCGATCAGGCCCGGGATGAGGGGACTGGGCATGGTGATTCCCTTCCGGGTGGGTGGTGTTGGCGTGCCTGCGGCTCGGGTGGTGGTCCGGGTGACCGGCCAGGTGGTGCCCCGGGTGCGGGGTCCGGCGTGGCGGTCGGCGCGGCTCCGGCGCGATGGCAGGCGGTGAAACTCAGAGGGCCAGCGCGCGGGCGCGGGCCTCCAGCAGACCCAGGGACGGCCCGGAGGGCTCCTGGGGTGCGGGGGTGAACTCGGTGGCGAGGCGGTCGAACACCTCGCGCCGCTCGTCGGGGGTGAGCCGTTGCAGCTGCTCGGAGACCGCGCGGGAGTTCAGCGTGGCACCGGCCGTGTTCGGGTTGGCCCCGTAATTGACGATCGAGACGTCGCCCTTGTTGAGGGAGACCTCCAGGATGTCCCGCTGGTCGAAATCGGGGCTCCACTGCTGGCGGGTGATCCAGAATCCGAACGACATCTCGTCGACGTCGCCGCGGTCCATCGCCGAGCGCAGCGCCTGGACGTGCGGGGAGGCGGGGTCGAGGTCGGCCTCGGTGTGCAGGCCTGTGTCGTCCTCGGCCAGCCGCATCGTGCCGGACTTGGTCCGCGCGAGGGTGAGGCCGGCGTGGTTGACGAGGAGCGGGACGTCCGCGTTCTCGGCGAGCGTCTTGGTGAACGCGCCCGCCCGGACGACCTCGGTGAACGGGCCGAGCCAGTCGGACATCTCGTATCCGACCTCGGTGATGCACGCGTACCCGGTGAACGTCAGGGCGTCGCCGCCGGTGCCGTTGTCCTTGGCGCGCAGCTCGACGCCCTTGAACGGCACCGCGCGGTGCTGGAGATCGGTGGGCCGCTCGGCCCGCACGGACAGGTCAGGCATCGCGGCCTCATTTCTTCGGCGGTGGCGCCGGGGGATCGTCCGGCGGTGGGGGCTCTTCAGGCGGGCCGTCGCCGGCGTGCGCGGAGTTCAGCGGGGCGTTGATGTCGTCGCCGCCGTCGACGGGCGGCAGGTTCTCGCGCGACCTGATCTCGTTCTGGGTGAGCAGGCCCGCGGTGCGGCCCTGCACGTAGGCCGAGTACCGGCCGGCGGTGTCGGTGCGCTCCAGGCTGGTCGTGTCCAGGCGCGCGTACTGGCCGCGCGGCAGGAGCGTCGTCCACGCGTCCTCGAACGTGCCGAGCCAGTCGTCGAGGGTCCAGATCCGGAACCCGATCGCCTGCTGCTCGATGCCGGTGCCCCAGCTGGTGGTGCGGTCGATCTGCCCGAGCATGTGGGGCGGGACCCCGAAGAGCATCGCCATGTCGAGGTTCTGGGCGGCCCGGGTGCCGAGGAACTGGGCGTCCTCCGGCGAGACGCTGATGGGCTTCCACTTGGCGCCGCCGGTCAGGACGCCGATCGCGTGCGCGTTGGGCAGCCCGGAGTGCGAGGCCTCGAACGCGTCCCGCATCTCCCTCGCGCGCGTCTTGTCGAGGTTGGCCTCCATCTCGACGACACCAGTCAGGTGCGCGCCCTGGCCGAAGAACCGGGCGCCGAACTCCTCGGCGGCCAGGCCCAGGCCGATGGACTGGCGGGCGTAGGCGATGACCGAGATCCCCTCGGCGGCGCCGGGCATGCACAGGCCGGTGATGTGGACGATGTCCTCGGGATTCTCGACGCGCTGCCGGTCGAGGTAGTAGCTGCGGCTGCCGTCGTCGTCGAGCTCGACGCGCACCCGGTCGGGGTGCAGCACCATCAGGCGGGCCGGTCGCCCCAGGTAGTCGCGGGCGAGGACGTAGGCGTAGGCGTTGCCGCGCAGCAGCACGGACACGGCCATCTGCTTCAGGCCCCCACGCCGTGAGGGGAACCGCGTGCTGGCGAGGCCGCCGAACGGGTCGCTGACGATCGTGGGGGCCGGTGCGACGGGCACGAGGACGCCGTCGCGGGCCTGCATCGACCGCAGCGGCCGCCCGGCGAGGGCACTGGAGATGATCCGTACACAGGCGTGGACAGCCAGCAGCTTCATCGCGGTCTGTTCGTTGACGGCGACGCCGGACGCCGTCGGCGTCATCAGGGAGCCGTTCGTGGGGATCGAGCTGTCGCCGAACTGCGTGACGGTGCGGCGCTCGAGGCCGCGGCGGAACAGGCTCACTGGTCCACCGCCCATCCGATGTACAGCAGGGCCACGCCGAGGGCGACCAGGCCGACAATGGGCAGCCACCACCAGGCGGCGCCGACCAGACAGCCGAGGCCGGCCACGTCCATCACGTCGGTGAGCGTGCGGCGCGGTCGCTGCGGGCGGGGCAGACGTGGGAGCTTCACAGCACCTCCTACAGGTCGGCCCAGCTGAAGAAGCCCGGCTCTGGCTCGGGTTCGGGCGAGGTGCAGGCGCGGTCGAGGGCGATGATCGAGGCGACGGCGAGGTCGATCTTCCGGGGGCTGCCCTTGGTCTCCTTGAAGATCATGAATCCCTTGCTCGTGTTGCGGACCACGGCGTTTCCGATGTGCCGGGCGAGCCGCGGGTCCCCGGACTGGGTGAGGTTGCCGTTCATCACGCCCTCGAAGAACCGCTGCGTCGCGGGCACCATGCGCTGCGGCGACTGCGGGAACTCGACGACCGGCAGGCCCTCCTCCTCCAGCACCTGGTAGGTGCGGGCCCACCGGGCGGGGTCACAGACGATCTCCCGGACGCTCCAGCGGCGGCAGGCCTGCCGGATCGCGTCCTCGACCTCCAGGATCGGCACCGACCAGTCCGGCGGGGCGTCCCTGGGGCGCTCCCAGGCCTGGACGACGTCGATGTGCGGGCGTCGGAGCCCGGCGTTCTGCTCGGCGGCGAGACGGTCGCGTTCGTCCTCGTCGAGGTCGGCGTGCGCCGGGTCCGCGGGGTCGAAGTTGAGGGCCTCACCGACGCGGACGACCACCAAAGCTGTGCTGTCGTTGTTGAACGAGCCGTCGAACCCGAGGCACACCTCGGCGCCGTCCGGGATCCCGGCCTCGGCGTCCTCGCACTTCTCCCATACGCCCTCGGGCAGCCACAGCTTGGCGGCCGTGACCCAGATGTTCAGGCGCTTCGTCTTGTAGTCGGCCTCCGGCAGCTTCCGCGAGACGGCGGCCATCTTCTCCGGGTCGAGGAAGTCGCCGTAGGCCGGGTTCGCCTGCTCCCACACCGACCGGTCCAGGTAGTTGAAGCCGCGCACCCGGTCGTTGGTCTCGTAGATCCGGGCGCCGTACCGCGGGTCCTCGGTCTCGCCCTTCATGACCTTCTTGGCGTACTGGTACTGCTGGAAACAGACCGTGTCCTCGCCGCTCGCGTCGGTCTTCTTGCCGAACGTCGAGATGCCGATGATGAGCGGCTGGGCGCGGGTGTCCGAGCCCTGGTTCATCACGTTCCACAGCTCGTCGTTGGGCTGCGCGTGCAGCTCGTCGAACAGGACGCGGCTCGGGTTGAGGCCCTCCTTGGTGAACGCCTCGGAGGACAGGGCCCGGTACACGGCGCCGGTGGCCGGGTACTCGATGGCGTCCCGGTAGACCTTCAGGAGACCGCCCTGCTTGGCGTCCAGCTCCGGCGACATCTCGACGGCCGCCTTGACCTCGCCGAAGATGAGCTTCGCCTGGTCCTTGTCCGCGGCGCAGCTGTACACCTCGGCCCCGGGCTCGTCGAGGATCCCGTCGATCGCCAGGCCGGCGCCGAGCAGGCTCTTGCTGTTCTTGCGGGGCACGAGCAGGAGGTAGGTCCAGTACTGGCGCTGCCTGGTGCCCGGGACCAGCCGCAGGATGTCGCAGATGACGTCGGCCTGCCATGTCCGCAGCCGCACGAGCTCCCCGCGCTGCACGCCCTTGGTCAGGCGCAGGTACGACTCGATGAGCTCGCACGCGAAAATCCCGTCGGTGTTGTCCTCGTTCCAGCGCGAGGACTCCGGGGTCCACAGCTCGGGGCCGCGCGGCAGCGTGCGCGGAAACCGGGGCGGCGGCGCCGGCCTACGCGCCACCGGAGCGCTCCTGCTTGCGCGCGAGCAGCTCCTCCAGCCGGGACTTGGCCTTCACCTCGGCCACCCCCAGGCGCGTTCGGTCCGTGGGAGTCAGGCCGAGCGCGGACAGCAGCTTCGCGATCTCGGTCTCCAGCGTCGACAGCATCCCGACGAGCGGGTTGGCGTAGGCGTACCCCTTGTCGGTGTAGAGGACTGGGTCTGAGTTCTCCAGCCGGACCATGAAGTCCTGCCGTCGGTCGAACTTCTCGCACAGCATCACGAGCGTGGGCCGGTCCGACTCGGCGAGCCATTTGCACTGCTCGGTGACGACGCCCCACACCGCTCGCCCCGCCGGGCCCAGCTGATCGGGTGCGGTGTCCTCGACGGGTGGCAGCGCGACGACGTTGGAGACGTCGGGGAGTGCCCTGCCGCCGGGATTGCCGAGTCTCCGCTTACGTTCCGTGGGCGTTGGCGGTCGTCCTGCGGGCAAGATCGCCACCCCCCTGCCGGGTCACAGACCCCCCGGGGTCAAATTTCGCGATTGCGTGTGGGGGATGGGGGGCCGGGTCCGGATAGGTGCACGCCCCACGGATCGCCCCGCCCCCCCCTCGCGCTGACCTCTGGTCAAGGCTCGGCCGGGGGTGGCCGTCACCGGGCCTGCTTGCGGGCGTTGCAGCCACGGCACAGCACCTGGATGTTGCCCGGATCGTCGGTGCCGCCGCGCGCCTTGGGTGTGATGTGGTCGCCGGTCAGGTCACTGGATGCGTGGGCCGGCACTCCCCATCCGGGGCACCAGTCGCCGTGTGCTGCCTTGTGCTCGGCCACTGCTGCGGCTGCTGCGGTGCGCCAGGCCTGGGTGTAGCCGCGCTGGTGGGCGCTGCCTCGGGTGCGGTCTTGCTGCTGCTGCCACTGCTGTTGGTGTGCGTCACAGCGTGAGGCGTTGCGGGTGAGGACACTGCATACCAGGCAGGGGCGTTGGCGTCTCATACTCGTTGCGGCCAGGCCCAGGTGCCGGGCTCGTCGCCCTCGTGACGTGAGGTGGCCCAGTAGTTGTCAGGTCCGTCGAGCAACACCTTGAGGTTCAGCGCCTCGTCGCCGAATGCCGCGACGACAATGGCCGGGTACGTACTGCCGGACCTGGCCAGGTTGGCGGCGGTGCTGTCGTGGCTGCGCTGCTGCTGGATACGGCGGGCGTCGTCGTCGGTCAGTCGGTACATGACGATGCGCCCCATGGTGGGCAAGGGCATGGCTGCCTCCCGGCGCCGGTGGGTTGTTGCACGGCGACGGCCCGGGGATCAGGTCCGCCGGGACGCCGCCGTGACTCTGGGGCCGGTCAGAGCCGGTGGATCTGGAAGGCGAGGGAGATGCGCGCCAGGCGTGCCCGCTCCTGCACCGCGAGGGGGATCGGAACGGGGGTGGGGCCGCAGCAGCCCTTCAGGCAGGTCGGCTCTCCGTCCGAGACGAGGTGGACGTGCTTGCCCTGTGCGGCGAGCAGGTGGGCGGCCTCGGCGGCGCTCCGGGGCGCCTCGACTGTGGCGGGCATGGGCGCCTCCGGGTACGACAAAGGCCCCGCCAGTGGCGGGGCCTCGGGTGTCTGTGATGCCCGTTTGGGGGCATGACTGTACGCGGAAAGGGTGACACCTGAGTGATCGCAGGTCAAGCGGCCTTGTGCGCGCGGCGTTTCAGCGCGAGGGCGGTGACCTCCTCGACCGCGTACCAAGGCTGCCCGGTGCTGCCGCCGGCGTGGGAGAGCTGGCCGCGCTGGACCATCTTGCGGACGGCGGGAAGGCTGACGCCGAGGACGCGGGCGACCTGGTGGGCGGTGAGGTGGCCGGGCCGGATGATCTGCGACTCCATGCCTCCATGATGCGGCAGCGGTGTCGCTCGCGGGTGCTATCTCGGAGGCCGGTTCCGGGGCGATCCGATCCCCTCGCGGCGAGGCCCGAAACTCGAAACTTCCCAGCTCGGGGCCGATATCGGGGGCGAAACCGGTTTCGGATCAAGGTGAAACCGCACCCTTGATCCGAAACCGGGTTGAGGACCCTACTCGGCGTCTTCGGCGGCGGGCAGATCGGCGTACCGCAGGCCCTTCGCGCCGCCGCAGCACTCCCGGATGGTGAGCTGCCGGGTGGACACCTTGAACGGCTTCAAGGCGGCACTCAGCGCGGTGGATGCTCCAGCGGCGTCCATGTCGGTCCACGGGCGGTACAGGTCGGCCCGGTACGCGGCGAGGGCCTCGACGAGCCGGTGCGAGTGGGCCGTCTCGACTCCGTCGGGCCAGATGGCGCGCAGGTGGTCGAGGACCGTCTCGACGTCCTGCTCCTCGACCTGGGCGCCGATGGCCTGCCCGGTGAGGGTGCCGGCGGCGGTGCGGAGCGCGAGGGCGCGCTTGCCGATGTCCTCGGCCTCGGTCTGCTTGATGAACGCGGCCCGCACGGTGATGCCCTCGCGGCCGCGGGCGAGGATGCCGGTTCCCGGCTCGTCGATGCTGATGTCCGTGGCGCGCATGCCGCGGTCGTAAGCGCCAGTGCCGAGCACGTTGTTGTTGGCGCGCCAGTCCATGACGGCCAGGCACAGGCGGGTCCCGACGCTGCTGGACACGGAGGACGGCAGGGACGGGGCGTCCGGGTTCTGGGTGAGCAGGATGAGGATGAGGCCGTAGGCGCGGCCCTTCTTGATGAGCCGGGTCGCGAGGGCGGCGGCCTCGTCCTTGTAGTCGGCGTGGGTGAACAGCTCCTGCACCTCGTCGATGACGATGACGCGGGGGCCGAGCTGCTGCTCCGGATACTTCTCTGCGAGCGCCCGGGTGACGCGGCGCCCGTCGGGGACCTCGGACGCGGGCAGGCCCTTGATGAACTTGGCGCGGCGCTGGTACTCGGCGATCCCGGAGCGCATGCCGCCGAGGGCGGCCTCCAGGTCCTCGTCCTCGTCGCCTGACACATAGCGGTGACAGACGGGCTTGACGGAGTCGAGGTCGCCGGAGCCCTTGAGTTCGTAGATCCACAGTTCGGCGGTGGGGTCGAGGGCGACGCCGAGGACGATGGCGAGCGCGCACGACGTCTTGCCGGAGCCGGGGATGCCGCCGACGAGGAGGTTGGAGTACATGAGGGTGATCTCGATGAGGTTGCCGCGCGGGTCGAAGCCGTAGGGCAGCGGCTCGTACACGTCGGCCTGGCCGTCCTTCATGAGCGGCCACAGCTTCCGGCCGGCCTTGGCCGGGTCGCGCTGGGCGACCCACAGCACGAGACGGCCCGGGTGGGCGGTGCGGTCGACGGACGGCCACACGGTGCTGATGGGGCGTCGCATGGCGGCGGCGAGCGCCTCCCGCTTCTCCAGGACCTCGGCGGCCTTGATGCCCGGGGGCAGGTCGACCTCGGCGCGCCAGCCGGGCCCGTCTCGCATGACCTCGGAGGCGAACTCCGTGCCGCGGCGGCCCTTCTTGCCCTCGATGCCGATCGCGGCGAGCGCGTCGAGGACCTCGGTGGAGTCGAGGCGGCGCAGGATGTTGGTGGCGACGTAGCGGGTGATCAGCGGCTTGCCGTCGCGCTTCTTGCCGTTGAGGCCGATGAGAGTGGTAGCGGTGAGCGTCGCGGTGAGCGTCCAGCCGGGGGCCAGGAAGCAACCGACCAGCGTGGTGATGCCGGTGGTCGTGGCGACGGCCACGGAGGTGATGCGGCGCGGGCGGACGCGGCGGGAGTGCTCGCGGGACAGCGTGAGCCAGGCCTCGATGTCCGCGGACGCGGCGGCCTTGGCCTCGACGGGCCGGGCCTCGGTGTCGGCGACCCACTTGCCCCAGCGGAGGACCATGCGGGCGAGGCCGCGGGGCGCGCGGGTGAGCAAGCGCAGGGCGTAGACGGGCAGACGGATGGCGTGGAAGCCGGTGACGTGGCCGTAGTAGGACGCCGTCCAGCGGGCGGCGTTGACGAACTCGGCGGCGTTGCGCAGGAAGGTCGGGATGACGGGCGGGGCCTCGGCGAGGTACGCCTGCCGTTCGGCCACCCAGGTGCCGGGCAGTGCCTGTTCGGCGGGCGGGTCGACGGGGCGGAGGACGGCGTCCTGGACGACGTCGATGACCGTCTCGGTCAGGACGTCGCGGGCGTCCTCGGTGAAGCGCTGGGTGTCCGGCGCGTCCTGCGGGGCGTCCTTGTGGAGCTGGATCACGGTGTCAGTCATGCTGTTCGGGTCCTGCCTCTCGGTGAGGTGTGGGACGCCCGGGGACGGCGACTTGCTTGGCGGTGGGACGCCGTCCCCGGGGTGGAGCTAGCGGTGGCGGCGGAGCTCGCGTTCGATGCGGCGGCCGGCCTGCTCGTGCTCGTGCATCTGCTGGCGGGCGGCGGCACGCTCCTTGCCGCTGCTGGTGCGCATGGTGACCTTGGCGCCCGCGGTGGCCCGGCGGGTCTCGCTGAGGCGGCGCTCCAGCTCGGCGACCTCGGCCTTCCCGCGCTCCTCGGCGCGCTCGTCGATGCGCTCGACCTCGCGCTTGAGGCGGTCGTCGATGGTGTCGGCGTTGCGGTCCCCGGCGAGGGACTGCTTGGCGGCCTTGGCGATGAGCCAGGTCTTGCGGCGCCTCTCGGCTGCGGTGTACGAGGCGGGCATGGTCAGGCCTCCGGGGTGGTGTCGTCGGTGGGGGTGGCCTGGGCGATGAGCAGGTGGGTGCGGGCGATCGAGTCCCACAGGGTGCCGGCGGCGGCGTAGGGGGCGGCCTTGTGCGGGCCGTCGCCCCGGGCCGCGTTCTCGGCCCATCCGGCGAGCCGCTCCGCATGGGTGACTGCGGCGTCCGCCAGCTTCAGGTGTGCGTCTCGGTTCACGGGTTCCTCCTGGTCAGCGGTGCTTTTGGATGTCGGTCCAGATGGAGCGGAGAACGAGGGCGAGGATCGCGACCGAGACGGCGCCGATGGCTACAGCGACGGCGAACAGGGCGGCGACCAGGCCCCCGGCGATGCCGAGCCCACCGAGGACCAGCCACTTCTTCGCGTCGAACTCGGAGCGGGCCGGCGCCGGGGCGGGCGCCTGCTGCTGCGTGGCCTGCTGCACGGCGAGGATCGCGGCGATCGTCCGCACCAGCTCGGTGTTGTCGGCGGCGGCGACGGCGTCCTGTGCCGCCTTCTCCAGCGGGTTGGTCATGTGGCCCACCTCCGCAGGGTGCGGGCGAGGGACGGCCAGGCGAGGACGCCGACCAGGACGGCGAGGACGACCGGGTGCAGGACGACCGTGGTGGCCAGGCCGAGGAGCGGCGGGTAGGCGACGAGGAGGCCGAGGAAGGCTCCGAACAGGACGCGCATCATGCGAGCACTCCTTGCCGTTCGGGGAGGGCGTCCGGGTGGAAGAGGTTGCGTCCTCGGGCGTCCTTGCTGTGGACGGTGAGGCGTCCTACGTCGACCCAGGACCGGACGGTGGACATCGCGATGTCGTACCGCTCGGCGACCTGTGCGGACGTCATGAGGGGCGGCTCGGGCGGCGGCCCGTCGTCGGCGTCCTCGGCGTCCTGGCCCGTCCCGGGCGGGAGTTCGGGCGTCCCGCCGTCGTCCTGCTGCTCCTCTCGTTCGAGGGTGACGGTGGGCGGTCCGACGGGCTCGGGCAGTGCCTCGGGCGCGGCCTCGGGGACGCTCGGGACGGCGGCGGACGCGGGTACGTCCTCGACGTCTGGGGTGTCCTGGTGGGCGTCCGGCGGGCTGGCCGCGAGGTGCAGGAGGTGTCCGACGACGGCGGGTGGGACGAGGCTGGTGACGGCGATCAGGACGGGCTGGTCGGCGATGACGTGCCCGGTGGTGATGAGGTGGCTGACCACCTGGGCGGCCATGGCGAGGCCGAGGGCGAGGCAGGCGCCGATGATGGCGGACCAGCGGCCCCGGTCCCCGCTGCGGCGGGTGGAGGCGACGGCGGCGGCGATGCCCGCGTAGGCGGACAGGACGACCGGCATGCCGTAGGTGAAGGGGTCGTTCCATCCGGCGGTCTCGGCGAGGTGGTACTCGCCGGGCGCGCACATGAGGAGGGCGACGCCGAGGACGATGGGGCGTCCGCCGGCGGTGAGGCCGCGCACCCACAGCGGAGCGGAGGAGCGGGGGCCGGCGTGCGGGGTGGCCCGCTTGAACGGGCGGGCCAGCCGGGTGACGGCGCGACGGAGGCGGCTCACGAGGCCTCACCGCCATATCGCTTCGGGTTGCAGATCCTGCAGGTGTGTTCCGCGCTGCCCTCGGCGCAGTTGTCGACGCACGACCGGCACCAGCCGGTGTCTTTGTGGCGGGCGCGGCCGTTGAACCGGACGTCGGTGGGGTCGAACGAGCGGTGGCAGCGGCCGCACTTGTTCTTGGCGCGCTCGTCGGCCTTGGCCTGCTCGGCGGCCAGCTTGCTGCGGAGGTAGCCGACGTTCCAGCCGAGGTCTGCCGGGTCTTCGGCGAGGGCGCCCTTGACGGTGGCCCGTACCCACAAGGCGCGGTCGAGGATCCGCTGGTCATGGTCGAGGGCGCCGCTGGGGAGGGTGATCGCGTCGAGGACGGCGTCGAGCAGGGCTCGAAGGGCAGCGGCCTCGGTGGGCTTGTTCGTGGAAAGATCGGCCATAGCCGTCTCCTTGTATGTGCAGGGAGTTCGGTCAGGCCCTGCCTTGGTGGTGACACACCTCGGTAGGGCCGCTTAGTTTGTGCTGGTCTAGGTGGCTAGCCACCACTCTATGCGCGCCCATGGACGGGTGGCAATACACCGTGCGAAGATTCGGTCATGCCATCCGTTCACAAGAACCCTGCGAAGACATTCAGGCCCGACCCCGACCTGTACGAACGGGCCAAGGACGCGGTGGCCGAGGTCGGGTCGGACATGAACGGACACCTGGTCTCGTTCCTGCGCTGGCTCACGCATGAGACGGATGAGCTTCCGCAGCGCCCTCCCCGCCCGGAATAGCCGGCTCTTCCTCGGTCGGCTGGAAGTGGTGCAGCATCAGGAAGTCGTCCGCCTCGTAGACGTACTCGCACCACGGGCACACCAGGCTCGTCTCGCCGTTCCGGTGCCGCAGGGGCGCCCCGCACACCGCGCCGTCCGCGCCGACGACGGTGACGCACTGACCGATCCGCCGGCCACGGTCGTCGCCCTCGCCGAGGATGGACAGCGCCTCGCCCTCCAGGCTGCGGACCGCCCTGGCCAGGTCCCCGGCCGACGGGTACTCGGCAGCGATCCACTCGACGTTCATCCAGAGCCATCGTGCGGCGACCAGGATGCGCCGGTCCACGCCCCGCTCGATGACGGGCTCGCCCCAGCCACGCCACGCCTGTACGTCCGAGCGCCAGCGTTCCAGGACGCTGGCCATGCCGCCGTACCAGAGGTCCAGCGCGCTCTCGTTGAGCGGCGACGAGGGCCCGGGGTGCCCCGCAGAGACGCGCTCCATCGCGCCGCGGGCCACCGGGGTGAGCGCCCCGCTCAGCCGCCCGGCCAGGGCGGGCAGGCGCTGGAGCCGCTCGACGAGGGCGAGCGTGTCGCCGGGGCACAGATGGCCGTACTCCAGCGGACGCTCGCACAGGCCGCAGACGTTCACTTGGTGCTCTCTTCCTTCGGCTCGGCGAGTGCGGCCCGCAGTTCGACGGCGGCGCCGCCGTACGCGCGGAGGATGGCCCACCGCCGGGCGAGTCGGTTGGCCCGCTCGATGGCGGCCTCGGCCGCCAGGGCGCGCTTCTTCCACTCGTCGCCGCGCCGCCATCCTCTGGAGGCGTTGTCGTACAGCTCGTCGAGGGCGTTGTCGTTGATGGTGCTCGCGGTGTGCCGGGGCTGGCTCATGCGGTGCTGTCCTTCCTGGTGCAGGTGGCCGGGTCGTGCTCAGCGCCGGCGGTTGCCCACCAGGTCTCGCAGCAGGCGGCGGCCATGGCCTCGGCGACGGCGACCTCGGCGCCCGGGGCCCGGCGAGGGAGGGGCGGCCGGTCCGGGCAGTCGAGGGCGGCGGTGGCGCCGCCGAAGACCTGGGCCCTCGCCATGGCGTCGGCGTGCTCGGTCTCGCGCAGCAGGCCGATGAGCGGGACGACCGAGCTGGCGGACAGGGCGGCGACGGCCCACAGCGGGCCGTACATGGCCTGTTGGACGGTGGCGTAGGCGAGGAACAGGGAGGTGGCGCCGTAGATGCTGCACACGACGCGGGCGAATCGGGTCATGAGGTCAGGCCTCCTCGGCGGTGGTGAACGGGTTCTGCTCCGGCGGGCCGCCCGCGCGGCGCCGTGCGAGGTACGCCTTGAACTCGTCGACGGCCTGCCTGTCGCCGGGCGTGAGGAGGGCGTTCGGGTTGTTGCCGCAGCGCGGGCCGACGGGCGTCTCCTCGGCGGGCGGGGTGGCGTCAGCCTTCCGGCGGAAGCGGCCAGCGAGCAGGCGGCACAAGTCGATGCAGCGGGCCTTTGCGCTCGGGTGGAAGTCGATGCCTTCGAGTTCGGTGGCGACCTCGGCGAGGACGGTGGCGCGGCTGCTGGCCAGCTCGGCGCGGAGTCGACGGACGTCAGCGACGAGCGCCAAGGCCACCGCCGGGTTCACAGCGGCGATGAACGCGGCGTCGGCCCACACGTTGCGGGTCTCGTCCCACGGCGTTTGGCTCATGGTCGGCAGCCAGGCGCGGAGGTCGGTGTCGTTTCCTTCGCCGGACAGGACTGTGGCGGTGTACCCGTACTGGCCGAGGTGGGTGTCGTGGTCGCGCCACGGTCCGGGCGTAGCTGCGGCGGCGCGGGTCTCGATCTCGTCGAGTTGCTGCTCGGTGAGCGGGTTGGGCTGGGTCTCCATGGGTTCCTCCGTGGTGTGATGGGTGGAGGGCCGGGCCTGGTAACGACAGGCCCGGCTCGTTACGCGGCGGGGACGAGCAGGGAGTCGAGGACCGACGTCACGTGGTCGGTGTCGATCAGGTCGGCGATGTCGCCGGCGGTGGCTTGGCGGGTGACGGCGATCCCGCGGCGGCGGCACAGGCCGAGTTGCTTCGGGCTCGGCTTGCCCGAGCGCCAGCGGGCCCGGCGGTCGACGAACGCGCCCGGGCCGAGGACACGCGCCTGCTGCTCCAGCCAGGCGAGGGCCTCGCCGAGCGGGCGGGCAGTGTCCTCGCGCGGCGGCTGCACGCCAGCGTCCGACGTCCAGCGGCGCATCCGGTAGAGGCGTGAGCCCGGGTCCCGGACGAGGAACAGCGTCATCGAGTTCGAGACGCGGATGAACCACGTACCGGCGGGCGTCCGGAGCCACCTGATGGACGAGCCGCCGAACAGGTTGAACTCCTCGGCCTCGATGCGGGCTGCGATGGCGTGGCGCTTCTCGGCGGCGACGGCGTCCTCGGCGACCTCGCGCAGGCTCTTGCCGTCCTCGGCCTGGGCCAGGTCCCTCGCGGTGAGGTCGACCATGGACGCGAGCTTGTGGCGGGTCGAGGCGCCCATCACGTCGAGCAGCAGGGCGTCGCTCTTGCCGGGCGACGGGCGCAGGCCTCGGCCGACCATCTGCACGTACAGGCCAGGTGACTTGGTCGGGCGGGCGACGACGATGCACGACGTGTGCGGGGCGTCGAACCCCTCGGTGAGCACCTGGCAGTTCGTCAGCACCTGTACGTGACCCGCCTCGTAGCGGCGCAGTACGGCCCGCCGGTCCTCGCGCGGCATGTCGCCCCACACGGGGGCCGCAGTGATCCCGGCGGCGCGCAGCGACTCGGCGGCGGCCTGCGCGGTGGCCACGGTCGGCGTGAAGACGACGCCGGGCCGGTCCGGGGCGTGCTCGACGTACGCCGCGGCGATGGCGTCCAGCGCTCCTGAGTCCTCCAGTGCCCGGCCGAGCTGCCCCTCGACGAGGTCTCCGTTCCTCGTCTTCACCTTGTCCAGGTCGAGGGTGTCGACGGTGATCCGCAGGCCGCGGACGTCGCAGAGGTAGCCGTCGCCGATCATGTCGAGGATGTCGAGGGTGAAGACGACGCTCGACCAGACCTCGGCGAGGCCGCCGTCCGTGCGGGTCATGGTCGCGGTGAAGCCTGCGACGGGAGTCCCGCGCCAGGCACCGAAGTGGGCGAGCACCTCCATGTAGGTGCGGGCCGCCGCGTGGTGGCACTCGTCGACCACGACGAGGCCGATGTCGAGGATGGCCCGGCGGCGCTTCTCTACAGCCAGGGTCTGGACGCTGGCGACGATGACGTCGGCGTCCTGGTGCTCGTCGCGTTCGGCCTTGACGATGCCGACGCGCAGGTCTGGGCGGACAGCCCGGATCTTGGCGGCGGCCTGCTCGATGAGTTCCTCGCGGTGGGCGATGACGAGGACGCGCTGACCGCGCAGCGTCACCCGCAGCCGGCTGATCAGGTTGGCGATGATCACGGTCTTGCCTGCGCCGGTCGGCAGTACGACCGCGATCCGGTTGTGCGGTCCGGCCCACCCGTCGATCAGGGCCTGGATCGCGTCGTCCTGGTACGGGCGAGGCTTGAAGGTCTCCAGTACGGCGGTGCTCATGGTTCACCTCGGTTCGGTTGCTGGGCTTTTGCAGGGAGTGCAGGGAGTCGGCGGGAGTCGTGCAGGGAGTCCCGCGTCAGGTAGCTGTGCCGGTGATCTGCGGTTTTGCAGGGAGGCAGGGAGTTGCAGGGAGTTAGCTATGGGCTTACGTGGTGAGAGATCCGGCGGAATCGTCGAGAGATCCACACCGCAGATGTGGTGTGCGATGCATGAGGGACGCGCGCGCTGTAAGGGGGGCGGTAGGAACTCCCCGCAACTCCCCGCCTCCCTGCGTCGGCGCAGACCAGGCCCTGTGCAGGGAGGCGGCGAGGTCCCTGCACAGGTCCCTGCCAGGTCCCTGCACTCCCTGCGTCCAGCCCGGCGGCCGTCATGACTCGTGCCGTCCTGTGCCGCGCTGCTCGTGGACCTCGACGCGCCAGACGTTCGCGCGGCGGTGCGCGTCCCAGACCTTGACCACCTTGTGCGTGCCGAAGTACCGGCCGGCACGGCTCTTCAGCCAGCCGCCCAGGACGTTCGGGGTCGGCATCTCGCCGGTCTTCGGGTGGCGCGGTACGTGGTCGGCGACCGAGCCGAGCACGGCGCTCGTCGTCTGCGCCTGGTCGCCGAGCTTCTCCCGCCAGGACTCAAGGAACGCCGACCACTCCAGCTGCTCGTCGTCCTGGTCGATGGCCTTGTCGCGGTCGGCCATCCACCCCTCGACGCCGAGGAAGGCCAGGAGGCCGGCCACCATGGAGGCCCATTCCGAGTAGTCGCCCTTCCGGATGCGCTCGGTCGGGGCGCCAGCGGCGAGCCAGGCCCGGACCATGGTGACGAGGGCGGCCACGACCGTGGAGGCGTTGGCGCGCAGCCACGGGCGGAGGTCTCCCACGCGGAAGCCGTCGCGCTGGTCCGGGTCGGGACAGTTGGGGTCCAGGCGCACCCACATGACGCGGCGTCCGTTGTCGCCGCCGGTGCGCAGGGCGTTGCCGGTGACGATCCAGACGCGGTCGTTCGGCATGGTCACCGACGAGGTGGAGCCGAGGACGCGGTCACCCCAGTGCTCGGCGGTGAGCAGCGACGACAGGACCGGGCTCTTCAGCACGAACCCGTTGGGCAGATTGTCGAGGACGACGACCGGTTGCCCGGTCGTGTAGAGCTGGGTGGTGATGCTCTTCCGCAGCTCGGTGTCGTTCTCGGGCCAGGCGGTCTCGGAGATCCCGTACGCCGCCTTGAGGATGTCCTTCAGCAGGGACTTGCCCGAGCCCGGCGCGGTCGCCGTGAGGATCCACATGGGCGTCGGCCCATAGAAGTGCGGTCGCAGGATGGGGGTGAGCAGGGCCCCCAGGAAGTGCGCCCTGTCGGACGGCTCCTGCCAGGGGAAGTCGGCGAGCATGTCGCCGAGGAGGATCGACTTCGCGCGCTCCAGGCTCTCGCTGGTGACGTCGGGCTGAAGGCGGCGCAGCGGCACGCGCGGCTCAAGGTAGAGACCAGTCGGCCGGTCGTAGCCGGGCTCGCGCAGCAGCGTCCCGTCCGGCCGGACCACGGGCGAGGTGACGATGCCGCGCAGCCGAGGGAGCGGCCACGTGCGCCGGCCGAGGATCGTCGAGCAGGTCTTCGGCATGAGCAGCTCGCGCTCGTGCTTCATGCCCTCGGTGAGGGGGTCGGGGCGGACCGTGTAGGTGGCGACGTGCTCGGCGAGGTAGGCCCGCAGGTTGTCGGTGCCGAGCTGCTGCATGGTCGGGTTGCCCTCGTCGTCCTTGTGGACCCACGTGGGCCCACCGGAACGGGCGTAGAGGTCCGGGAGACGGCCCTCGTTCATCAGGCCGAGGACGCCGTCGAGCGCGTCGGCCTCGTTGGTGATGTCCAGCTCGGGGGTGCTGCTGACGAGGCGCAGGCCGGGGCCGTCTCCTGCGACCTCGTCGGGCGCGTGCTCGGCGTCGAGCGCAGATGATCCGTCGCTGAAGTGCCGAGGCTGCTGCTGTGAGACGAGGTTGAGCGGGCGGGTGTCGGTGCCGAATCCGCGCCCGCGCAGCTCGGCGGCGGCGCGCTTGAAGTGCTCGGTGGTGGTGCCGCCCTGCGTCAGGTGCGCGTACGCGGCGAACTTGTCGTAGGGCGTCTCGGACTCGAACGTCGTCGAGGTGGTGAAAACGTACAACCGGTCCCGGTCTGCGGCGTGGCCGGTCGTTGCCGAGATCCCCTGGTTCTTCCCCTTGCGCCGCCAGTACGTCGTGCTGCCGCGCGTGAAGATCGGATCGAACTCGTCACCGATGATCTGCGGCCAGTCGGTGCGGGCCTCGAAGTCATCGCCGGGCCGGACAGTGCCGGCGGGAAGCTCTCGCTTCGGGCGCGGCGCTGTCTTCGCCTTTTCCTCGCGAGGCATTGCGTCGACCATCTGGCAGATGGCGTGCACCGCGTCGAGCGTGTCCGGGTCGAGGGTCGGGATGCTGCTCGGGCCGCCGGCGAGGCGGAGGTACGGGAGCCCGGATGCGTGGACCGGACCGCCGGACGGCTCGACCAGTCCGTAGCCACCCTCGCCGCGGGTCTCGATGAGGACGCGCACGATCCGCGAATTGGGCTTCTCCGCGACGCGCTGCCGCTCCTCCGCGCTGTACTCATCCTCGCGCGCAAGGCGGCTGGCCAGCTTCTTGTTACCGGCGACGCCGTCCTCGACACGGATCCGGTAGTGCACGCCACCGGAGGGCGACTGGCTCGCCCATCCCGTGGTGATGCTCTGCCACACGTCGCCGAGGCCGGACCCTTCCATGATCTCGGTGACCTCGTCGAGAACACGGTCGCGCACGGCGAGGCCCTCGAACTCCAGCATCTCGACGTTCCCCGAGACGCCGCCGTAGACCACGGCGATGCCCCGCGGGCGGTCGCCGCTGAACCACTGGTCGTGCTCGTCGGGAGTGCTGCGGGCGACCTTGTACGGAAGCCAGGACACGGCCGGCTTCTTGGTGCCGTCGGCCTTGATGGGCAGGACGCACAGGCCAGCGTCGTCCAACTCGCGGGCTGCCGCCCGGAGGTCCGGGGTCTGCTCGTCGGTCAAGGCTTCTCCCCGTAGTGGTGCCGGGCGAGGTGCTCGGTCTTGATGGCGCGGGCGAACTCCGGAACGCCGTCGCCGTAGGCCGGCCCTTCGCGGCGCTGGGGGCAGCCAGGGCGGTAGCACTCGTAGCGGGCGCGGCGGTTTTCCATGTCGACGATCAACAGGGCGTCGATCCCCTGGGGGGCGGCCGTGTGGCCCGGAACGTCCCGGGCCTGCGCGGCGGAGCCGGTCAACGCGTCACCTCGTCAGAGGTGCGGGCGTGCCAGGCATCGACGCTCTCGACGTAGCCAGCCGTGACGGACGCCTGGAAGCCAGCCGCGATCCGCTTCTCCTCCGCACGTCGCTCGACCTCTTCGCGCAGCTGGAGGAGGGAGACGGAAGGGTGCTGACCGCCGGGGATGATCGCCATGGCGTCGCCCTCGGCGGTCCAGATGACGAAGACCCGGGGCGGCTGCTCCTCGTCCGTGGCGCGCGAGATGTGCAGCCGGATCTTCTGGAGCGCGGCGTACTGCCGCAGGGACTCGCCAGCAAGGAACCGCTGGACGAATTCGAAGGTGGCAGCAGGCGCCCCGGTGATCCTGATCAGGTCGCCGATGGCGTCGAGGCATTCGGCGACGTCCTGCTCGGCGAGCAGCTTGCTCGCCTCGATGGCGGCCAGGGCGCGGGCGACCTCGGGCGTGGTAAACGGCTTGGCAGCCGTGGGAAGCTCGGCCATGAGCGGACCCCTCTGTTCTCTACTTGCTGGCGCTTGTGGGTGCGGGTGCGGACTGCTCAGACGGCGCTCCCGGCTGGACCCCGGGGGCGCCTTCGTCTTCCTTGGCCGCTGATGCCGACTGGACCTCGGCGTCAGCGGACTCGGTCAGGCCGAGGAAGTGGACGAGGTCGCTGCGGCGGACGCGGAGCGCGCGGCCGAAGGGGATGACCTCGATGGGGAACTCGGCGTCCCGGATGAGCTGGTAGCCGAGGGTGGGCCCGATGTTCAGCGCGGCGAACGCCTGCCGTACGGAGGGCATCGCGGGCAGGGCGTAGACCTGCTCGGGGGAGTAGGCGGCGGTCGTCATGCCGTGGCCCGGGTCTGTGCGGGGATGAACGTCCGGCCGGCCCGCTCCATCTCGACCCACAGGACCAGGAGTTCGACGCCGATGGCGTCGGCGATCGCCTGTGCCTTGGGCTCGGGAACGACGCGCTGCGTCCCGGACATCAAGGCGCCGATGGTGCCGTGTGCGACGCCCGCCTTGGCGGCCAGCTCGCGGCTCGCGATGGGCTCACCGGTCTTGATGCGCTCCATGAACGTCTTGAGCCGCTCGCTGCTGAAGATCGCGTACATCGTGGGTTCTTCGCTCACGTTCACTCCACGGGAGACTTCGTTCAGTTTTCTGAACGACGTGAGTGTGAGCATTCCATTGCCTGAACGGTTTGTCCAGATCCCTGAAGGTGCGGCGCGGAATCGTAATCAGCCAATGACCAGCGGCCGTATGGCGCCTTCGTGCAGATTGCTGAACACTTCAGTCAGCGCTCGTGATGAACGGCATCGGTGACCTGCTCGTACGTCTCTGTGAACCGTGCAAGCCCTGAACGACGCACCCCCACCTCAGTGCACAGGAGTGGCAGGATGACCCCCATGGCAGACCGGGACGATACGACCCAGACCCCTGAACGGCGGACCGCTCTTGCGGATCTGATCCGGCGGCGTCGCAGCGAGCTGAATCTCGGACTGGACGCGTTCGCGGCGAGGGCTGTGGATCCCGTGACGGGAACCGTCGTGAAGCGTGGGTGGATCTTCCGGCTGGAGACGGGGGAGCCGGTCAAGTCGCCTGAGTACGAGGACCTTTGCGCCCTCGCCGCTGCGGCCGAGCTGCCGGTCGAGGCGCTCCAGGATGCGGCGGGGAGCCAGTTTCACGGCAGGGATCCCCTGCGCTCCGGGGTCGGGTCGGCGGTGAGTGTCGCCTACGTGCGCAAGCTCGACAGGCTCCCGGAGGAGCAGCGCGCTCGGCTTCTGGCCTTCATCGACAGCATCGTTCCGCCGGAAGAAGATCAGACCGACTGAATCGGGCATTCCCGTTCGAATCACTATGAGTAATGAACGCGAGCAGGGAGTATCCATTTGGGGCCGGTGGTGCGATCATGTCCGCACCACTTCTGCTGAAGGGGTGCAGGTCGAGAGCGAAAGTCGAACACGTTTGCGATAGATGGGGGAGGTTGTATGACGTCACCCAGGGCGCGAGCCTGGTACGTCTTCAGCGACGCCCTACCGGACGGAGAGATCTTGATGCCGATCATGACGCCTCACGGCACGGCCGTGGCGGTAAGACGCGGACAGATGACAGACGAGCTGATGGCCGAACTCAACGCGTCCGCGCGGCACCTCATTGACATCGGACTCTGGCAGCCTGGGGAAGAGGGCGAGGAACCGCCGCGAGAGGAGTAACTACATGCCGTCTGCGCGCAGGGCCGGGAGCATCTACAAGCGGTGCGAGTGCCGCGGGGCAGACGGAAAGCTGCTGAGCAAGTCCTGTCCACAGCTCAGCAAGAAGAGTCACGGTTCCCTTTCTCTGCGCCAGGAGTTGCCGCCAGACGCAGACGGAAAACGCAGGACGTTCCGGCGTACCGGATACGGCAGCACGAAGGACGCCTCGGCCGACCTCTCCCGGCTACAGGCGATCCTCGATCTCCCAGGCGACGACGCTGAAGAGCACCGCCGCGTAGGCGATCTCCTCGCAGACGTCATGAGCCGCCGCGCCCCGATCCCCGGTGCGGCCGAGGTGCAGCGTCGGCTCGGCGTCGGCATTCCCCTCGACGGGAAGATGACGGTGGCCGAGTGGCTCGACCGCTGGATGTCGAACAAGAAGACGCGCCCCACCACGAACAACGGCTATCAGAGCCACATCCGTGTGCACCTCAAGCCAGGCATCGGGCACTACCGCCTCGACCGCCTGACGGTCGGCCACGTGCAGGACATGTTCAACGGCATCGACGACCGCAACGACGTCGTCCGTGCGGAGAACGCAGAACGCCACGAGCAGGTCGCCCGCTGCAAGCGCGAGAAGCCCGGAGCGCCGAAGGCCTCGGAACGCGAGCAACTCGCCCGCGAGCGCGAGAAGCTGGCCGCCATGCCCCCGTTCCGGCGCATCACGGGACCAGCCACCAAGCAGGCCATCAGGCGCACGCTGCGGACCGCGCTCAACAAGGCGATCGGTGAGCAGCTGCTCACGTTCAATCCCGCGTCGCACGTCGAACTTGCGCCGGCCGCGCGCCCCAAGGGTCTGCTGTGGACGGACGAGCGGGTGGCCCGCTGGCGCGAGACGGGGGAGAAGCCGAGCCCGGTCATGGTGTGGACACCGGCCCAGCTCGGCGAGTTCCTCGACGCGGCCGAGGGTGACCGGCTCTATGCGTTCTTCCACCTGATCGCCCATCACGGCTTGCGCCGGGGCGAGGGAGTGGGCCAGAGCTGGCAGCATTTCAGCGCCGCCTCGCGCACGATCGAGGTGGCTACCGAGATCGTGGTCGACGGCTGGACGCCGATCGAGACGGTGCCCAAGACCGACGGTTCGGCGGCCTCGGTCAAGCTCGACATTGGTACGGTCCAGGTCCTCGAGGAACACCGCGCGCGCCAGCTGCTTGAGCGAGACGCCTGGAACGCACGGGCCGCCGAGCAGCGGGCAGCGGGCAAGGCAGCCGCGAACTGGGCCGACACAGGGAAGATGTTCACCGACCTCGACGGTTCCTGGCTGCACCCCGACACCGTCAGCACGGCCTTCCGCCGGCTCGCCGACGGGGCCGGGCTTCCGCCGATCAACCTCCGGGACCTCCGGCATGGTGCCGCCGCGCTCGTGAAGGCCGGCGGGGGCGAACTGCACGACGCCAAGGTGAAACTGCGGCACTCGACGATCGTGCTGACCTCAGACACCTACATGGCGCTCTTCGAGGAGTACGAGGACGAGCTGACGGAGAAGGCAGCAGCGGCTGTGCCGCGGGCCCGGCGCGGACAGAGCGAGGCCCCGCCCCCGGTCGCTGTACCGGAGGCGGGGCCTGCCGCGTCGCAGCCAGCGAGCGCGGATGTGGATGGCGACCACGGTACGCGCGAGAACTGACAACGGACAGGCTGCGGCATAGAATTGGCGAACAGGCAAAGGGCCTCTGACCTGCGGGTCGGAGGCCCTTACTGCTGGCCCCGTGCTGGCCCGAAGGCCACGCAACGACGCGATACGAGACGATACGAGACGACGTGAAGCGCTGGCGATGAACGGACGCTAAACGCCTCTGACCAGCATAGGACGGCATCGCGCGGCGCACGGCGATGTGACGCGACACGAGACGCGATGGGCGGGCCGCAGACTTTTAATCCATTGGTTGTGGGTTCGAGTCCCACAGGGTCTACCGAAGGGCCCCCAGCTCAGAGCGATCTGAGCTGGGGGCCCGTTCGTTTTCGTAGCGTCCCGTGTCGTCCTGCTGGCCCGCTGCTGGCCCGAAAGGCTGGCGG